TCCGATCTATGCAAAAGGGTCGAAAATTTTTGCGACCCTCCCCCCTATGGGGGTGTGAATTTATTCTTCTGATTTTTCATTTTCAGAAGTTGGTAGACGAATCGGTGTTTGTGTATCTGTACGACAAACAGTCCAAACATCTTCGATTGGACCTTCATCAATGATTAGGTTGATGGCCATAGCATGACGTTGAGCTTCTTCAACTTCATCTAACACATCATCAGTGTTACCAATGACAGCTGCTAGTAGTTCTGATGTGAAGTAACCATTGTCTTCATCCCACTTCTTCCATGAATCAAAGTCAGAGAAAGGATTGTATGGATTGTCGAATGTAGTTAACATTGTATCAACTACTGTTGTTGCTTGTAAGTAATCTTCCATAACAGTTGTCTCTCCTTTCTACTAGACTAGGTTCTGGATTGTTGAGATGCTAACGCCTAAAGCTTCAGCTACTTCAGCATAGCTGTGACCATTACGAATCATAGACTTAGCTCTAGATGCATTAGATAGACTAAGTGACTTCTCTTCTCTAGGTGTAGCTAACTGTTTAACTCTATCAGTGTTGGCAAAGCGTAAGATGTCAGTAAGCATCTTAGTACTAACAGCACCAGATTGAATAGCTTTCCATTCATCATCTTCAATGTTGATACGAGTCTTAGCTCCATCAGCACCAGTCTGAAGACGAGCAGCAGCAATAGCTTGTTGTTTAAGCTTCTTGAGTTGGTCCTTCTGCATGTCAGGATCTCTCTTCTCAGCTATAACTTTGTTAGCAATGAGCTGTGCCTGACGTTCTCTAGGCGAGTTAGCTAAAGCAGTATTAAGCTTGTGTTGTAGAGACTCTACTTGATCTCGATACTTCAGTTTAGCTTCCTTGTTAACTACTAAGTTAGGTGAAGACTCAACAACCTTGTTAGCTTTGTCACGCATCTTACCAAGGGCATTGATATAATCACCATACATGTTTTCGATGGGGGTGCCAGAACCAAGGGTCTTAGCATCCTTAACCATTTCCACAACATGATCAGTTGAAATAGTTTTTGTCTTCTTGATCTTAGGAGAAAGTCTAGGATTAGCTGCTAGCTCTTCAGGAGTTCGATCCTTATACCATGTCTCTAGAGTACGGTGCTCTGTTTTAGACCGGGATATAAGAGTGGAGGCTCCATTTTTTATAGTGCCAGATATAACATCGTAGTGATCTTGGTACTTCTTTTTTAGAGCGGGGATATCATTTTCCCTTTCCGATCTTTTATAATCTAGATTATGTTTCTCAGCATCAATAACAACCATTGAATGTTTTACAGCACGAGCAATCTCCGATTGACTAGCACCTTTAAGAGTCATGTCAGTAATAAGGTTGGAAACTTCGCCCATTGTCTTCTGCTTGATCGTCCAGTTACCTTTTGAATCACGCTTAAGAATATTCTTGTCTGGAGAATAATACTGATTAGTATCAAAGTTCTTAAGTTCTTTCAAAGAACGACTTGTCTTAATACCGTTTTTATTATTAGGAATAACCATAACAGTATCACCATCAAAGTCTGCTCCTGACAATTTGCTAGCTACAGACGAATCAATACCAACTGCATCTTTAGCGCCTTTCATAAATTTAGCAGGGCCATTACCAAGCTTGTTGTTTACAGTAAGTTCAGGTAGTTCGAATATTCCTCCATGAGGATAACGAACAAGAACCACCTTCTCACCGTTCTTAAAGTTTGGTGCGTAGATTTCATTAGCTTTTATACCTGATAAAGGTAACAGAACTTGACCACGCATTCGATCAAAACCTGTGAGTTTCAAATTATGACGTTTGGTGGTTAAACCATTTGCAAAATCTGCCATCATAATTCTACGTACTACAGGATTATTTAAATTAGCTATTTCATCAAACTCTTTTTGAAGTTTCTCGTATGTCTTTTGAATACGACCTTTAACCAATATAGGAGGTTGCTTGGAAACAAACTGAGAAGATAAGGTTTTTGACCAAGTTCCCCAGTCACCTTCTTCATTAACTTTATTGATAGCGCCTTTTTGTCCATTAGGTTTAATTTGTGCACCAAATGGATTATCAGGGTCATCTTTAAGTTTCTTAAGAACATCTTCTTTCGGTGTTCCCTGCTTCTTGTTGGTGTTGAATATAACATCTACGCCTTTAGGGAAATCTTTCGGATCTCCATAAACAGCCATACCTTTAAGATAATGGGTTCTTCCAACACCAATACGAACTTGAGCATATTTGGAATTTCCTAGGTCAAGGTCTTTAACACCAGGACGCAATTCCATGACACCATCTTTATCAGTTCCACCCTGTTCATCATATCGAATACCAACACGTTTCCAATCAAGATGCTCAATTGGTTTCAATCCTAATTTAGTTGTTCCGTCTTCAGTCTTATATAAATTAGGAGGTTTGATTTCGTGTTTGTGTTCTCTTACAATATCAGGATTAGACTCTTTGGTTAAAACTTTCATTTCAACCCAATGGTCGTCGTTAGTGGCATTCTTCACATACACTTTATGCATGTGATAGCCGTCAGCTTCAAGTTGTTGTACTGCACGTTTAAGCATATTTTCGTTTATACCTAATTGTTGCGCAGCACCAAGACCTACGTCAAGATATGGATTTTCTTTAATTAAATCTTTTAAGTCAGATTTAACTTGCTCCATACGATTAACTTTTTGTTTAACCGAAGCATCCATATTCATACGAACAGTTGACTCTGGAATACCAGTTTGCCTAGAAATTTCAATCGAACCTAGACCTTTGTCGGCTAGTTCTTGAATTCTAGAAATATTATGTAATCGAATTTGTTGTTTAGAAATAGTATTTCTCGCACGAAATTCGGTTGTAGTAATTCCAAGTTTTGCAGCGATTTGAGTATCGGTTAGACCATTTTTACGATATTTCGCAACTGTGTCCGACCAAGATGTTGCTCGCTGATATGAATTTTCACCAGAACCCCAAGCATAGCGTCCACTGTGAGGAACATTACCTTGGTGTGGGGTACCTGTATGCATTAAATAATAATCTTCCAGATCCATGCTATGCCTTTCTATTCCGGTTTTCTTTCAAGAATTGCGGAGAATTCTTTAATTGTGTTATAGACGTCATACACATCTTCCGCTTCAGGGATATATGTGTCTATTTTGTTGCCTTGGTATATGCGTAATTCAAAATCTGTTCGTTCAGGTTTTACACCATACTCCAAACAGAAATAAGCAGCATACACAAGTAGTTGCTCCATTTTTGGTTTTGTTTTGCCAGTCTTCAAATCATGAATCCTAAGAAAACCACGAGGATTATCTTTTGTTGGTGGGTCATAACGAATGGCATCAGCAGTACCAAAAGCATAAGGACTATAGAATAACAAAACTTCACTATCCATACGATATCCAATGGCATCGTTTACAAAATTTGCAACGGCCGGATGTGTATGACCTGGTTCTAATCTAATTCTGTGATGAATAGATAAACTAGCAAATTCGTGAAGTTCAGTGCCTCTTTGTTTTGCCTTCTCATTTTCAAAACGTTCTATGAGTTTTTCTGGTTCATAATTGAGCCAGTGGCATTGACTAGCACTAAGGAAACTATGATGTCCTTCGAATTCTGGATGTTTGTTCCATTTCATTCAATATAGCCTCCTTATTAGCAGGATAGATAGTTCTAGCCCAACCTCCTGTCGAATTATACTTGTTTAAGTAATATTCTTGATTAGGACGGTATGGAGCAGTTCCACTACGTTTAACTTCTAAATGATAGGAATATGGTCCAATGTCTACAGACAAGTCAGGTATTCCTTGAATATAACTAGAGTCATTCTTTTTGACTATAGCATCAGGAAAACGACTTTTAATATCCTTGATTAGTTCTCTTTGAAAGTCTCGTTCCAATTTGGACATGTGGTTGTTACCCAATTCCTTTCATTAAATTTTTTCTTAGATTTTATAGACCTAGATATTGCGTCATCAATTGAAGCCGGGCTTTTGAAATAAATGTAAAAAAGATCATTAAAGGAGGTATTCACGCGATTTATCCGACCTTCGGATTGGTCCATTACTCTGTATGAGTAATTTAATGAATAAAACAAAATCGTATCGGTGGTAATACAATTCCAAGCCTCGGCTCCTGCGGTGTATTGCACTAAGTATATCCACGAGTCACTGTTTGGTATAGCTTCGTGCTTAGCACCATTGTATTGATAATACGCTCTATTTAATTCTTGACAAATATCTTTCAAAATGTCAAGTTCATAGATATAGTTGTAAAACACAATAACTTTATCTCTTGTCATAATTTCATTCTTAACTGCTTGCTTTCTACGGTCTGAAGAATTAACAATCCTTCGTAACACTTGAGTAAATTCAGAAGCGCTGGTAATAGGTTCTTCCGTATACGGATTAAACCTTGACTTCATTACCTGAGAATATAAATCTTTGTCAAAAGATGTGTTGATTGTGAGTCGGTTAACTTTAGTTTTTCTAAAGTCTTCCATAGCCACTACCAAACTTCTACGGAGTCTATCTAATCGGTCTACTCCATGATATCGTTTGATCTGTGGAAATTTTGAGTAGGGATTGTATTCAACATGCATATCAACAAACTGAGATTTGTTTTTGTAAAATCCGTTTGCTATAAATAAACACATCCAATCTATCCATACATCACCAGGCGTTGCTGTCAACATTATCCATTTATTCTTTCGGGCTATCTTAATAAAAGACATACCCCACGAACCGTAACCGATTGCTCGTTGTTCATCAAATAAGAAGAATGCGTTTTCAACATCAGTGTATTTAGTAATATTATTCCAAGAATCTACTGTCCCGGTTATGCCTAGAGCTTCCATATCTCTATGCCATTCTTTATCATTTCGCTTTTTAGCTACTGTAATAATATACAAGGGTAAGTCTTTGTGATTCTCCAAATAATAAAACAGGCCGGTAAAGGATTTACCAGAACCGACCTTACCTAACAATACAGAACCATTATGCAATCTATCAACTGCCTGACGTTGATAGTCGTATAATTCAATTTTATTAGAAGCCATATTTACGACGGAGTGGATTGTCCACTACACGAATATATGCGTTCTTAAGGTTGAGACGAGCATATTGTCCATCTGGACTTGGGTCTCGTCGAGCGATGGTCATATCGCAAATAGCGATTTCCAAATCATCGATGATCGATAGCTGTGATTCTTCGGTCAAATACATACGGTCACGAGGATCAATATCTCCGTCAACTGGAGTAGTTCCATCATCATAAATAATGGCAATACTTGGCAAACCAAATTGTGTGTATACACGGACCTTGAAGAAATAAGCAGGTTCAAACATATCTGGATTTTCTTCCATCTTAGCTGCAAGATCATCTGGAACATCTTTAGGTTCGTATTTCTTAACGTTAACTCCGTAAGATAAGAGCAAGTCAACATCTTCTGGGTTTACCCTAACGTTAAAATAACGATCTCCTGCTCGGTTGTATTTTTCTTGACGCCCGGTAAAGTTACGGGCGAAGAGAAAATCTACTTCTTCCAGAATAATCTGGGAATCTGAAATTTGTGTAATCTTTGTCATTGTTATGTCCTTTCTATTCTGACGTGAGTCTGACATTGTTTACAAAAAAATAAAGAGGCGAACAAATCAGCAGAATTTTGTTCTTCCTCTCTATTATGTGCCATGTAAATCCTGCGAAGCCTATAATCAACCTGCGGGAAAATTCAATCACGCATTCTCAGGGGTTTTGATTTTGAGAGTTCCGTGATTGATAGAAATGGTATGAGTGTTTGGATATTTGTCTTGAAGTTCGAGAGCATCAACATAGTCTTTAGGCATGTCGTCAACAATATCTTTGATATCGCCAACCTTCATGATTTTCTTAAGGCCGTCAACAGCAATCTTGTCGTAGAAGCTGAAATCCACATCTTCAATATCAAACTTGTCTGTTTGTTTGAACAAATATCCTTTCGTTCCAGTAATGGACTTGAAGTTTTCATTGTCTTCTGTCCACATACATTCTGCTCCAGTCTTAGAAGCATAAATAGATCCAACCTTACCAACGAATTCGTCGCCTAAGTAAATATGACCTTTCGATTGTTTGGTGATGAAGAAATCTTTATCAACCAATTCTTCTTTTGTCCATACTCGTTTAAGTAAATATGTGTTAGCATACTCTGCTCCAGTTGGAGACCATTTGTCATCTTCCAGTTGAGCAATATACACAGCGTTATTGATTAGAGCCATACGTTTGTAAGTATGCTCATGTTCAAATCGATATCTATACTTCTCTTGAGCTCCGAAGTCTTCAACAAATTTGATAATCTTCTCATCTGCATTTGGAATCTTAACCGAGTCGGTCTTAATATGACATACTTGATATCCTTGCTCTTCGATAGCAAATTTCAAATCGACCATAAATAATGCACCACGTTTTGCAACGATATTGTCAATATTGTCTGGATGTTTGAACTTGTTGTCAAATTTAGCAGAGGTCATTCCGTATACAGAGTTGATTACAATCTTCAATGCGGTTACCAAAGGTTTAAGAAATTCTGGATTATCCAAGAACGGAGCCAAGACGCCATCAAACATTTGTTTAACTTCATCAATCTTATTGTGTTTCAACAACACACGAACTTTAAGTAAGTCCGCATAGCGTTGAGTATATGGACCGAAGTAGTTCATATTTACAAGAGAGTTAGGGTGCATTGACTCAACGTCGAGCAAAGCAATATTTTTATACACGCCAGGTTCGGCATATACAAATCCGCCTTCACCAGTTTCGAAACCACGATAATATGACTTACCGAATTCATACTTGTATCCTGGGAATATGGTCGCGAGGTTGACATAATTAAATTTGTCTTGTGGACGTGGGTCGTCACCAAAGATAAACTTAGCTGTCAATTGGTTGTTTGTTGCATTCATAGAACCTTTAGCAATCGTAGCTAAGATTTCACGCGCAACGTAGTCCGCATAAATA